TTGGAGCTACGTTGACTGTAAAAGATCCAGCAGTGTTATTAAAAATAGTATAATTACTTTCAACAGCTGGAATAAAGACATAAACATTTCCTGTCAATGTTCCTGTGAGTTCGACAACTTTATTAGAAGATTGAGTGCTTGGATCAGCGTCTGCTGTAGTTAAAGTTACGTTAGCTGAACCAGCTATAGAAATAGATTGATAACCAGCACCAAAAGTATCGGCTAAACTTAAATTATTGTTAGTATTGGTCCCCCATGTAGAAGCATTAGCTCCTGTTTCTTGAAGTTCGAATTTTAAACGATCTGAATATGTACTTGCCATTAATCTGCACTCGCTATTATTGCATCCGCATATTTTAATTCCATCGCTGGAATTACTTGCGAGATAGGTTGATTTGATATACTTCCACTTAAAGTACCGCTTCCTGAAATAGGATGAGTATGTGACCCACCTCCACCAGTTCCGCCCATTGTTGCTGTCGCTAAAGGATTATTACCTCTCATAAAACTCGGATTACTAGCGGGTTTTCTACTATTAGGTTGACCACCATTTACACCAAGATTCAAACTGTGAGCGTGACTCGCAATAGTTGGAGTAGACAAAGTTGTAGCTCCTATGGATAAACCTGATGTGTCTACACTAACTCCTGAAATATTAATTGGTACGGAAGGATTAGCTGCACTTTTTGAACTAGCTAAAACAGTAGTAAAGGTGTCACTACCTCCTGTGCCCCCTCCTGATCCAGTTACGATTTGTAATGCGGATTCAGTCAAAGCAGCAGTTGAGTCTATTGTAAAACCTGTTGGAGCGCTTGATTGAACAAAAGCCACTTTAGTTCCTGAAGCAAATTCTCCTACACCTGATAGTCCTGATCCATCTCCTGAAAAAGTTGTAGCAGCCACTACACCATTTGCGTATAAATGAATATTATTTCCTATATCAATTTTAGTAAGAGCTTTTAATTTACTTAAAGATCCAGCAAAAATATCAACTACTCTATCTCCCTTACAATATTGAATTGTATGAGCTCCTTGACTTATCACTGCTCCATTGGCTGTATGGCCTGTTGGAGCTACTGTTAAACTAAAAGAACCTGAAGTATTATTAAAAAATATATATTCGCTTTCTACGGCTGGAACAAAAACTTTAATATTTCCTGTAAGAGCTCCTGTGAACTCAATGACTTTGTTCGAGGACTCAGCAGAAGGATCTCTATTCGCAGTTGTTAAAGTTATATCAGCTGAACCAGCTACACTTTTTGAAAGATAGCCCATTGTAAAAGCGTCAATTGTTTCTAAATTTGAGTTAGTTACATCTCCCCAAGTTGAAGCGTTGGCTCCTGTCTCCATCAATTCTAATTTATATCTATCTGAAAAGGTGCTAGCCATAATTAATCCTTTGCCGCCACTATAACATTGGCGTGTTTAATGTCCATTGCTGGTATAGCAAATTGAACTCCTGGTGCAACAAAGTTGCCTGATATAGCGGCTGTTATACTAACTGGATGAGTGTGAGAACCTCCGCCTCCCGTTGAAGAACTTGGTGTTGATCTAGGACTTATCATTGCCTCATTAGATCCATTAGGGGTTTGAGGTGCTTGAAACTCTTGCTGTAAAGGTCTCGAATGATTATGACTCGCAATAGTTGGAGTAGATAAAGTTGTAGCTCCAGCAGATATTCCTGAAGCATCTATTCCTAAAGGAGAAGAACTCACTGATATATCTGATGCTGTGGTTGTCTTTGATCCTACAAAAACTGTATTAAAAGCATCTGATCCTCCTGTGCCCGCAGTGCCTGATGTAATAATTCTTAAAGTTGAGTTAGCTAAAGAGGTAGCTGTATTTTGTGTCCAACCTGAAGGAGCGGATGCTTGATAAAAAACCATTTGTGTATCTGCTGGAATTGTTACAACCCCTGAAAGACCTGATCCATCTCCTGTAAAACTTGTTGCTCTAACTTGTCCATTAGCAGCGATGCCTACGGTAGTAGAAACGTTAACTGTTCCTTTAACCCCTACCACACCTAAAGATCCGTCAAATAAATCTTTCATATCATTACTATTATTATTATAAATAATTGTGTGAGCTCCTTGCGTAATTGCAATGCCGTTAGCTGCATGACCTGTTGGTGCTACTGTTAAGGTTTGTGAACCTGATGTATTATTAAAAAAAATGTAGTTGCTTTCTACTGCTGGAACAAATACATGAATATCTCCTGTAAGAGCTCCTGTGAACTCAATAACTTTGTTTGAAGCTTCATTATCCGTTGCTCCATTGACTGTTGTTAAAGTGACGTTTGCTGAACCAGCTACAGATTTAGCCAAGTAACCAGCATCGAAAGAATCTATAATTTTTAAATTATTATTTGTATTCGTACCCCAGGTAGAAGCGTTAGCTCCTGTTTCCATGAGCTCTAATTTAAGTCTACTAGAATAAGTTGATGCCATGCTTTATTTATATCCTATGCTGATAAGTCTGTCTATATTAGTATTTATCATTGTCAAGCTGCGTCTACCCCTGTCCAAGTGTTATTTGCATTTGTGACTACATTTGCCCAAGGTGTAGAGAAAGGTTCTCCTGTTACTATTGATAGATCAAGACCTGTGACATTGACTGTAGCTCCTCCTGAAGGAACTGTAGTGCCTTCAGCAAAACTCAAAGCCACTGTGGAAACACTTACAATTATACCTGTTCCTACCTCAATGGTAGGAGTTCCAAGTGCAGTTCCCATAGTTAAACTACCAAGAGTAATCAAGGCATCGGCCTCTACTGTAGCTGTTCCAAGTGCTGTAGTAGCAGAAACACCGACAGGATCAACCTGTGTAAATATATCAATAACAGGAGTTCCTATAGCAAAGTCTAATTGATCGGAAGGTGCAACAACTGCTGCACTTCCTTCACCTGAAACCGTAGCTCCTGATAAAGCTGCACCAATTGTTAAACTGTCTAAAGTTTGTACTGCTGTTCCTGTTTGAGTTGTAGTGCCAAGAGCACTTGTCATTTCTAGGCCAGTGACATTAACTATTACACCTGATCCAACTTCAACCGTAGGTGTGCCTAACGCAGTAGACATTGTAACGCTACTGACGTTAGTAATAAATTCTATATTCTCATTCCATGCAAAAGAGCCCCATGCTCCTCTACCCCAACCTGCATCGACCGTTCCTGAACCTGTTTCATCACCTGCAGTGAAGGACATAGAAAGGCTGGGCAGAACAACGCCCGTTCCTTCTCCTACTATTACTCCTGATAATTGTGTTTCAAATGAAACTCCCGTAGCAAATGTAACATTTTCAGGCTCACCTATAGCTGTTCCTGAAACACTTGTTAAAGATAAACCAGTAACAGATACTAATGCATCCGCAACAACAGATTCAGTTCCAATTGCTGTTGTTGTAGCTAGTCCAGTAACAGATACTGTAATCGAGCTTTGTTGACCCCAAGGCCCTTCGCCCCAATTATTTTCACCCCAAGCATCTGCCATGGTAATGCTACCTTATTAAGATAATCTTAATATAGCACTTGAAGCATCATTGGTTGGGAATGCGATTGTGAATGTACCGTTTGTTGATGTTTTTACTGCGCCAAAATCAAGAACACAAATAGCTGCGTTAGTATTTGCTGAAGATCTGTTATAGATCACAGCTGCTTGAGCTGAAATTGTTGCTGATGTAAAACTTGCATTTGCAAAATCAACAAATGCTGTTGAAGCTGTTGCACTAGTTGCTGTTAAGCCGATAGTTGCACTCGCTAGAGTTGCTCCACCTGCTGCGTATGTTCCTGAATTAGCAACTTCGTTTGTTGCGCTGTAGGCTGTTGTGTTTCCATTTAATGTTGCTGAACTTGTAAATAAAGCTAGGTTGATTGTATCGCCATCGATATCGTGATCACCCGCTAACAACTCCTTTTTAAATGAAGCACAGACTGCTTGGTTAATTGTCATTTTATTACTCCTTTTTTTATGGTGTTAGCGATTTCATGGGAATTCGTAACACACCATTTTGATACTCATCCCTACGTTTACGTCCCATCTGCTCTTGTGCAAAATCTTGCAGAGCACCCTGGTACTTAGCTTCATATAATTGCATATCTTGAGGGTTTTTCAAGTAAGAAAAAGTTTCTCCTAAAACTCCATACAATAATACTTCAGGAGCATTGTTTGATACAAAAGTAGTAGAAGTACCACTAGAAGTATCGATGTGTTCAGGATTTTCATCGTACCACATTTCTATGGTGTAAACTTGATCAGGAGTAGGAGCCACTACTAGTGTTTTATCATCCCAATTTCCCCAATATTTAGGTTGTCCAGTAAAATTTGCATCTGTAGTAGATCTTTCTACAGCGTATTCATCCATAAAAGTAGCATCTCTTTGTTCTAGCCAAATTCTTGTATCATCTGATTTAACAAGTTGTAATGCTCTAGCAAATCGAAAACCTCCTTCAGGTCCTGAGACATCTAGAAAAGAATTATTAGCTTGAGTAGCTGAAGTAGCGTATCTTCTTTGGTCATCGCTATCTAATTGTCTAGCAATTCTATTTTCAGTATTAGTAATAAAAACATTAATGACAGAATTACTTAATACATCACTAGATACTTCAGAGTAGTTTCTTACATTTGTTAAAAGTTCAGAATAATTCATGATATTACCACCGTAACATTACCAACTCTTGAACTGATAAGCAACTGTCTGATTTGTTTAGATGGCTGCATTCCATTTGATTCAAAAGCAGAATCTCCTGGAGCTCCTGCAAAAACAGTCATTGGCTCTTCTCTTGCAGGCCTAGCCCAAGGCAAAGCCTGAGCATCTCCAGCATGATAAGTAGGATTTAGTTGAGGATGTTTTGTTTCAAAACAGTCGGGACAAGTCATTAGTCCATTCCATTCTTGTCTTAATTGATGAAAATCATATTGTTGCCCACATCTATCACAAAGGGCTATAGCAAATTTACCTGTTGCAAAGGTAGCCATGTTAAGACCCTACGTAATAACTTCTAGGAACAATATGAACAGAAGCTCTTTGACCATCTTCCGTTAGAGCTCTTTGTAACTCATCTTCATAATAAAGTTTTAAAGGTTGAGTCATTTGAGGATTCTTTTTTTGAGATAAATAAAAAGCTAGTCCTGATACCATGCAAGGTAAAAACCTAAAAGGTGCATCAGGTTGATTTGTATAAGATCCGACATCTTGTATTCTTCCTATGTAATTATAATTTATTTGAGTGTCAGTAGTATTAGGTGTTTGATATAAATTAATCACTACATTAGACAAATTTCTTTCGACATAATATTGAGTGGGTTGTCCTTGTGAAAATTTATTAGGTAAAGCTTGATACTCTGATCTAGATATTTTTGACATTGTAGTATCAGTAGTATTTGATCCTGAGACCGTTCTAAAAGTCATTTCTAAAAGATCACTAGCATCACTTGGAGCAGTGTAAGTAGTAGTTCCAGCAGTTAAATTTGCTGTTACGTTTTCAACTTTCCACAAATGAACTCCTCTGTTCATCCACTCTTGAAATAAAATATTGAGACTACGTCTAGCTGATTTGAGATCATATCCTGATCTAGTTTCAACACCACATCTTTCGTAAGCATCTTCTATGACATCATCTATGTCTAAATTAAAAGTGGTTGTACCCGACGTAGCCATTCTTGATTAACCTTTTTTAGCCTTAGCAGCTCCGCCTTTGCCCATGCGTTTCATCATCATACCGCCACCACGCTTTTTCATGACTTGTTTCTTTTTAGCCATGCCTCCGCCTCTTTTTTTAATTACTTGTTTCTTTTTCATCATGATATCACTCCTTTTTAAATAATTTTTCGTAAGTGTCCTGTCTCGTTTTTACAACTTCATTGTAATAGTCAACAGGCCACTTCTCATAATAACCTATCTTATGAAGTTTGCAACTTGCTTCATAAAGTTGTTTGAACTTCTGTACTAGCATCATAGAATACTCTAAATCTGAGTGTTCTACAGGTTCTTCTGTAGGATCGCATAGAAAATCTTGTTCATCAGGATTAGCGGGAGTTTCAGGATGAAATCCCATAAAATACACGTCTCTCTTGTTGTAAGTTTTATTATAAAAATCAATCTTTTCTTGAAATTGTTCAGGAGTATATTGAGACCAAAAAGGATCACAAAATATAATAATATCATGTTGTTTTTTGTTCCAAGATTTAATTGTATCGGTAAGATGTTTTTCGTATTTTGTTTTATCCATACGAACTTCAATTTGTACTTTGTTTTCTTTTCTCCATTTAGCTGCAAAAGGGCAAGCTGGAAAACCTATGTGTTTATTCATAGGTTCTAATACTTTCTTAGACCATTGAATAACGTCTGCTTTAATTTTTTCTGCTTGTTTTTTTCTTGACAATTGTTTTCACGTTTGAGGGTTTAGGACCTGCATTACCTGCTTTTTGTTTTCTAGAAACAGCAGATTTTTTTTGTCCTTTTGACATTGCTCTTGCTTTTGCTATAGGAACACATTTAGGATATTTTTTTCTTTTCTCTCCACCTGATCTACCACATTTAGGATAAGATCCATCAGCTTTTTTATTGGCTATATCTACCCAATTTTCTTTTACCCAAGAGCGTAGACCTTTTTTAGCCATTACATTCTCTTAGTAACTTTTCTTTTATCTGTCATGACTCCACCACAACCTTTGGCAATGCCTCCTTGATTATAATTAGAAACAGATTTTCTTTCTTGAGAAGTTTTATTAATCATTCCTCCATCAGCTTTTTTCTTTACTTTTTTTCTACCACCCTCAACTGTTTTGCCAGAGCAAATTGAACTAGCATACATATTAGCATAAGCACTAGGATAGACTTTAAATTTTCTTTTAGCAGCAGCTTTACCTTTTGCACATAATTTAGCCATTGTCTTTTTCCTTACAAGGACAAGTCATGCAACCACAGTCCATACAAGTCATTCCGCAGTGACAGGAATGATTACACTCTTCACAAAATACAGGTTCACTCATTTTTTAACCTTACCACCTTTTTTCATAAAACCCATTTTATTTCTAACTGCAGTTGGTAGTTTTTTAAGTCCTTTATTTTTTGCTGGAACTTTTTTTAATCTTTTTTTTGTCATTTTATTTCCTCCTACTGATACTTGTTGAGACATTTGAGATCTCGATATAACCATTAATATTCCTTATAATTTTTTATTAAAAACTCTTCCATCCAAGACATTTTATCATCCATGGCATTAAGCTGTGTTTTTATGACAGCGATATCTTGTTGCATTTTTGCAACACTGTCGGCTTTCTGTTCGACAGCGTTAAGTCTTTCAGACCACATACCCCATGTCATAGCCATAGTTGTTATGATTGCTATGTAAGGTAATAGTGTTTTGACTTCTAATTTCATATCATTTTTCTATAAATATGTGGCTAAAGCCCATCCAACAACTAATCCAACAACTAGCCATTTTTTTTTAGGGTTATTATTCCAAAGTTTTTTAATTGTATCCATAATATACTCCTTTTTACCTGCAAACATTTTATATAAAAGTTCTACTAATTTATACATTAAAATAGGAAGATGTGGAGTTTCTTTATTTATTTATCTGAGATAAAGGGTTAGCTAAAGTTTTTTGTATCATATCTGCAATTTTTTCTTCTAATTCAAGCATATCTTCTTTTATTTCTTTAATTGCAATCTTAATATCTGCTTGATTTTCACGAGAATCTTGTTTTTGATTCTGCTCTACGTCTTCTATTATAGATTCAATTCTTCGTAAATCTGTACGAAGGTCATTTTTTAATTCGTTTGCTACATCTGATACTAAAGTTATTTCGGAAATCATCATTGCCATTTCACTAGATATAATACCTACTTCTTGTTCTATAAGAGCTAATTCTTTCTCAAAGCCACTTAGGTTCGGAGCGGAATAATTCAACATGGTTTGCTTCATGTCTTGATAATCCTTGAACGCAACAAAGCCTCCATACAACGACCCTATGAGAGTTCCAAGAGCAAGTAAGATACCAAAGACCTTACCTCCCTTAAATTTTAATCCTCCAAATTCAGCTTCCATGTTAATTATATTGTGCGTCTACCATTTGATCATAAGTAGAGTCACTTCCTCCAAATAAAATATATGCTGCTATATTATTATCGGAAATTGATGTGTCAGGCAATGTATTATTATTAAAAAATCCTTCTATGTCAGGTATACTTTGTTCAACATTAAAAAAATCTTTTGAATTACTTAATATATTCATAACTATTAATGTTTTAATTTGATTACTCTCTTCATATCTACCTTTGTCTCCCATATCTTTTACTATTTTTGTAGCTGCTTTTTGTTTTGGAGTAGCTTCTTTTTTAGGTTCTTCTACTTTTTTAGGTTCGGGTTCTTGAGGTTCTTCTATCTCTTCAATATCTGTAGTTTCAGGTTCTTCTACTGTTTCAACCTCTACAGGTTCTTCTACTGTTTCAACCTCTACTTCAGACTCTTGAATATCAATTTCCATTTCAATATCCATTTCGACTGAAGCTACTGTTATTTCTACAGGAGGATCTATGTCCATATTAGTAGGCACCATAACAATCTCAGGCATATCTACATCCATATCTATTTGAAAATCCATTTCAAATTCTTGTAGTTCTATTTCTACTGATTCAAAAGTAGGTTTTTCTGTAGACTCTTCTGTAGATTGAAAATTAAAATCCTCTGTAACTTCATTAGATTCAAATATCATTTCTGCAACATCATTAGCATCTTGACCATAATCTAATACTAAAAACTCTTCTAGTTCTTGTATCTGTTGATTAACGATTGTGGTTACAACGTTATAAAGTACGTTGATCGAAACATCGTCAAATACTGGTCCTACGGCAAGAGAAATATCACGTCCTCCTACCTCAACTATAATTTTATTTAAAAAGCCACCGAAATTAAATCCACCTGAATATGACTGATAACCTGTGGTAACTCCACTTTCAGATAAGATATCAGTTCCGCTAAAAACTTCTGTATTTCCATATTTTCCTGTTACATGCATGTAGATACGATCAGCGGGATCTTGTTTATCTACTTTAATTATATAGTTAGTTTCACCACCATGTGTAATATTTAGATCAGATATGTCAATAGTATTAATAAAAGTTGTACCCATACCTGAGACACCCATAGTTGAAGTTGAATTACCACTACCTGTAATCATGGCACATTTATCAGTGCCTAATCCATAACAAGAATTACCTGTAGGCATACTAGCAGGCCCTTGGCCCGACCAATCTGAGTCCATGTCTCCTTCTTTAGTAGAAGTTACATATCCATTAG